CATCGAAGCTCTTGAGCGTAAAAATTATGAGCTGATCAGCAAGCTCAAAAAAGCAAAGGCGGTCCCTGATGGTGTGGATGTGGAAGAACTCCTGGAGTTCAAGCGGCAAGCCGAGCAATCAAAACTGGAGGCAGAAGGCAACTACACCGAAGCACGACAGGCTCTGGAGCAGCAGTACCGTGAGGCGTCGGCGCAGAAGGACCAGCGCATTGCAGAACTTGAAGCGAAAGTGCGAGAGCTTGAGCTGATCAGCCCTGCCGTATCTGCCCTAGCCGACATCGTTCATGATCCTGACTTGGTGCTTAAAACCAAGCTGTCAGCCGACAAGATTGAACGTGAAGCCGACGGCACTGTGGTTGTCGTTGATGGCTACGAGCGCACGCCTGTTGTGGACTGGGCCAAAAATAGTCTGCCTTCATGGATGCAAAAAGCTCCAAAGCCTCAAGGCGGTGGTGCACCTGTTGGCCGCGGCGGCGGCAGTGAAATCCCGGCAGGCACTAAAAATCCTTTTGCGCCTGAGTCGTTTAATCTGACCGAACAATCTCGTCTGTTTAGAACAGACCGTGATTTGTACGATCGGATGAAGGCAGCGGCAGGGCGTTAATATAAAAACAAGGCGAGGCTACGCTAAGCCATATTCGGGTTACGCCCACCCTGTAAACCCTTTTCTGAGGATTAGTCATGGCGACCCTTCGCTCTGACATCATCATCCCCGAGGTATTTACTCCTTACGTCATTGAGCAGACCACCCAGCGTGATGCCTTCTTGGCTTCCGGTGTGGTTCAACCAATGGCGGAGCTGAATGCCACCGAGGGCGGTGATTTCATCAACGTTCCATTCTGGAAAGCTAACCTTTCCGGTGATTTTGAAGTTCTGTCCGACAGTTCTTCACTGACTCCTGGCAAGATCACTGCTGACAAGCAAGTTGGTGTGATCCTGCATCGTGGTCGTGCCTTTGAGGCTCGTGACCTTGCTGCTCTTGCTGCTGGTTCCGATCCTATGGCTGCTATCGGTGCCAAAGTTGCCGATTATGTTGCCAACCAGCGTCAAAAGGATCTGCTGTCCTGCCTCGGCGGTGTGTTCGGTTCGCTGAACGCTAACACCAGCAGCTCTGCTTTCTTCGATCTCTGCATCGACTCTGAAAGTGGCGACACTCCTACTGCACTGTCTCCCCGTCACGTTGCTCAAGCCCGCGCCATCCTTGGCGATCAGGGTGACAAGCTGGCCGCTGTGGCCATGCACTCCAAGGTTTATTACGACTTGGTTGAGCGTCGTGCTATTGACTATGTGACCGCTGGTGAAGCTCGCCAAACTGCACTCGGCACTGCTGAGGATGCATTCGGCGGCAGCATTCAAAACGCCTTCGGTAACGTCTCCGTTCCGACCTTCATGGGTCTGCGCGTGATCGTTTCCGATGACGTGAATGTCACTGGCTCCGGCTCTAGCACCGAATATGCCACCTATTTCTTCACCCAAGGCGCTGTCGCCAGCGGTGAGCAGATGGCAATGCAGACCGAAACCGATCGTGACATCCTCGCCAAGAGCGATGCCATGTCCATCGACCTGCACTACGTGTACCACCCCGTTGGTTCACGTTTCAGCACCTCGGTCACTAACCCGACTCGTGCTCAGCTTGAAACCGTTGGTAATTGGACCAAGGTGTATGAGCTGAAGAACATCGGTATCGTGCGTGCTACCAACGTCTCCAACTTCGACTGAGGTAACTGATCATGGCATCTGTTTTTGAAGCAACTGCTGGTAAGGCAATCGGCTACGTCTCTGGCGGCGCTGTGACCCAACTGACCAGCAAGTCCACTGGTGTGACCCTGAACCAGGCTTGTGGTCAGGTCACTACTCATGACGCATCCCTTGCCGGTGGCGCTGAAGTTTCCTTCACCGTCACTTCTGACAAGGTTGCTGCTACCGATGTGGTTGCAGTTTGCGTGCAGTCAGGCGCTACCACTGGCACTTACATTGCCAGCGTCAGTGCTGTCGCTGCTGGGTCTTTTGATGTGACCCTTTCCAATGTCGGCACCACTGCCGGTGAAGCACTTGTGCTGAACTATGTGGTGATCAAGTCTGCAGCATCCTGATGGGTCTGTACGCATTCCGACGATTGCGTGAACGGGAGGCTGCTGCTAAGGCAGTGGCCTCTTCTCCCGTAAAGCAGCCTCAACCTAAACTTTCCAAGGCCAAGACCAATGGCAATCGTCCTAGTAGCAACACCAGGAGCAGCCGACGCAAACTCGTACCTGACGCTGAGTGACGCGCAAGCGATCGTTGATGGCTTGGTCGAAAACGATGATGTTGTAGCGTGGGGCACTGCTACAACGGATCAAAAAAATCGTGCACTTTATACTGCAACGCAACGACTGGATCGTGAGCGGTATCTAGGTGCCAGAGCAACTGACACGCAAGCATTACAGTGGCCGCGCACTGGTGTACGGAAGCCTGATACCTACATTAATACCTACGCTGTAGGCTTCCCGTTCAGGATCACCACAGATTATTTTGCCGATGATGAGATTCCGGTGCAGGTGCAAGAAGCACAGGCAACGCTTGCGGTTTACCTGAACAACAACAAAGATGGCATCGGCTTGTCTGGCCTTGAGGACTACAAGAACGTCAAGATCGGCAGCCTAGACGTGACACCTAATCAGTACGGTGCTACTGGTGCTGATCGGATCCCGCCGATGGTCGAACGTTACCTGACTGGGCTTAGAATAAGTGGACCAGGTAACATCGCTGTCAAACGGAGCTGATTTATGCCTTACGAAACCGCTATTGATCCGTCTTATAGCATCGGCGCTGAGTTTGTTAATGACAACTCGGCTTACACTGGCCGTTGGCGGCGCATTGTTGTCTTGAAAAGCAATACTAGCTTTGCTGCATTGACCGCTCAAAACTGGACTGGTAATAGCCTTGTAGGTGAAGGGCTGCCAGCTGGTTTTGAGATTCAAGGTGTCTTTACTGCCTTCACCCTTAACAACGGTGGCGCTGTCATCGCTTATCACATCTGATCATGACTAAACTTTCCGGCGGTCACGCCCCCATTGATTACAGCATCGGTGCTGAGGTCATTAACGACACCTTGGCTCACACCGGCAAGTTCTCATATGTCGTGTTCTATGAAAACAGCACGATCACTGAAATCTTAAGCGAAAACGTCATTGACAATAATTTCGCAGGTGCCTCGGTTGATCAAAGCGCAGCACTGGAAGGTTACTTCACTAGCATTAAGCTGCAGAATGGAGCGTGTATCGCCTACAAGATCTAATGGCACTTGCAGGATCGCTACGAAAGACTGCCTCCAAGCTGATGAGCAAGTTTGGCGGTGATGTCACCATCAGGGTGATCACTGTCGGTGCTTACAATCCCACGACGGGTACAGCTAGTGAATCTACAGCTGACACTACCGTTAAGGGCGTACTGGAGGATGTCAACGCCCGTGAGGTTAATGACCTGATCCAGGCAGGTGATCGCAGGCTGACGATCGCTGCAGCTGACGTTAGCGCAGCGCCTACCACTGCTGATCGCATCATCATCAGCGGTGTCACCTATCAAGTGGTCCGCATCGCCACGATTGAGCAGGATAACCAGCCGATCACCTACGAGCTGATCCTGAGGGCATAATGGCACGCCAGATCAAGCTATCGCAGATTGGGGATTACGTCGAAGAACGGTATGAGAAGCTACTGCGTGCTGCAGTATTTAAAACCGATTCCCTTGTTAAAGAGCGCAGTCCAGTTGATTCTGGCCGCTTGCGTTTAAGTTGGGCAATTGGCGAAAATGCCGCGCCATTTCAAGGCGTGCCTGAAGGCGATTATCGCGGCCAACCTGTACCGCCGCCGCGTGCCGTTAATTACACCTTTGGCCAAGAAAAACTTGGCAACGTCTACAGCGTCCATAACAACCTGCCATACGCTGAACCTGTATTGACCGGCAAAAACCTACCGCCATCATGGAAGGGCCGCTGGCGATCAAAAGAAAACCAGATCGAACAGGGCTACATCCCTTACATGGTTGCCAAAGACATTGAGGATTTTATTAAAAAAACTGCTGACAAAATCGCAAGAGAGTCATGACCAGCACCTACAACGACATCCGCGCTGCTATTGAAGGCCGCATCGCCACGGAGATGGTATCAGCGCCGTCATACCCAGTCGCCTATCCAAACGTCCCATTTACGCCACCAAACAACCTGCCGTGGCTGCAAGTGTCGCTTACGTTTGGCGACAATAGCTACGCCACCTTAATCAGCCCTAGCACTGGTTTCAACAAACAAAACGGTCTGCTGATAGTAAATACCTTCACGCCCGTTGGTGTTGGTGCAGCGGCAAACTACACCATCGCGGAACGCATCAAGGATTTGTTTGATCGTCAAACTGTATCTAGCATCATTTTCGATGCAGCATCTGGTCCTAACGTCATCACACCATCGGAACCAGAAGCAGCCTATTTTCAGACGCAGCTGAACATAACCTTTGAAGTGTATTTAGACTAGAGCTAGCCATTCATTTGACCTAATCCCATGGCCGTCACCGTTCTGTCCGGTACGTCCGGCGCTCTGTACTACAAGCCCGCAGGGACCACCGGCACGTTCGGTGAGTCTAACGTCAGC